GCTTTAACCGCGCCAAGTGTAGTTTCAGTAGCGTAATCCTTCGCAATAAGAGAGTCTAGCTTTCCTTCAACCCCATCAACAGAAGTCAAAATACTGCTCAATGTCGCTTCTGTTGCTACCAACGCAATCTTTGTATCAAAATCGGCCTGAGTTAGAAGCGTAGCTAGAGTAGCCTGAGTTGCTACCGTGGACAAATCGACATTCAAATGTTGAAAGAGCGGCGTCAGGTTCGCACCTGTTTGCGCCGTTCCGCCCCACTTTTCTATATCGACGCCCTCGACAATTATGTCTCCATCGAGTGTAATTTCCGTGTCAACCTTTAGCGTCGCTGTACCGTCGCCGTTATTGGTTGATGCGGCGGGAAGATAGCCAACAATACTACCGCCAACCACAATGGGCAACATAGGAACAGCCGGAGAATGAAATTTACCCTTTTCAATCGGAAAGGGGGGAAGATGCTTACCTAGATATTGACTCGGATCAGTGGGCATTTAATGTCCTTAGATGTTGCTGGAAACGTCCTTATTAAACTGAGTCGTAGCGGCGTTGCTTGTAGTCGTATAGCTATGTACGATAGCAGGTTTGAATAACCACGCGATCAGTTTGCATATCCAACAACGAAAATCACAGATAGCTAATTGCACCGTAGTAAAAGTGGTGGGTAAATCGTTAGACGAACAACTGGAAAAAAGTTGACAAGGATTTGTTGAATCAAAATCGAATGTGAATTGTTCTTCGCTCATTTCACTCTCCCGAAAGGTTGCTTGACAGACCGTAAGAACTATGGTATACTACCAACGAGTGCAACTAAAAATAAACGGAGTACAAAAACATGAAACAGTGTCCGAAGTGTAAAACGAGAAAACCGAAGAGCGAGTTTAACAAGAACCGTCGAACGTATGACGAATTAAGTGCTTATTGCCGCAAGTGTGAAAATAGGCGCGGACGAAAATATTATCAAGAAAACAAGAAATATCTTAGAACAAAAACGAATAAGTATCGCAGAACACACCTGAACCTTTATCGAAATGCAACGAAGAAATGGCGGAAAAATAACCCCATGAAAAATAAGCAGTCAGAAAAACGTAGTCGACTCACACCAAAAGCGATCTACCGACGGTATCAAACCAATGCCGCAAACTGCTACCGCTCGTTTAGGCTTACATTCAACCAATTCATGTCCTTTTGGCAGAAGCCGTGTTTTTATAGTGGTCATGCTATTAAGACAATAGGACTAGATCGAATTAACAACAGCTTCGGATATTCGTTGAAAAATGTCGTTCCGTGTTGCCCGACTTGCAACTCCATGAAAAGTAAACTTACGCAAGAACAATTTCTATTACACTGTCGAGCCATTGTTGATTTTCGAGGCGGTAAGTAGAGGTACAGAGAAGTCCTCCCTCTCTGTACCCCCACCATTACAATCAATTACACAGGTTCAGTCGTTCCAACATTCACGATCTTGACCTGGAAAACTTCCGCTGCAACCATCAGGGCGCAAAACTCAGCAATCAGAGTCCGCGAAGCTGACTGGATATTCGCCAGTTCGTAAGACGAAATCGGCATCATGTCAACCATCGAGATGCTGTTTCCATCGTTGGTCACAGTCTTGTCATCGAGCACGAGCACCGTGCTATCGCCCGTAGACGGCAGATAGCGCGAGGCCACAATGTCGAGTTCTCCGAACGGAGACAGCCACTTACCGACTGAAATACCGGCTGTCATGCCTTGCGGAGACGCCTGCCCGGTGCTCTGGAACACACGATACCACGAGTTCTGCACCAGTTCAGAAATACGCTTTTTCTCACGAGTACCCACCACGATTAGCTGCGGCGTTCCGCCATTATCGTAGATCACCTGAGCCGCCGCGTTGAGATCGTCGAGTGAAAGCGCGTTGCTCATATTGTCCGGCACGTTCGACGTAATCTGCTTAATGAGTCCATCGAACTGAAGCGGGCCGGTACTTGAGTCACCGTTCACAATAGCCCCAAAGTTGTTACTCTATCGAGATTTTCGGTAGGAGCCAGGCATTTCTGCTGGCTTCTGCATATTACTATGCAGTTCCGACTATATCTTCAGCCGTTAAGCTGCTTGACGTATAGTCTGTACGGATTTTAAGCGGAGAGTGCTTGAAGGATTCGAGTCGTGCGGGTATTAAGGCGAGTTTTAATTTCCGATTCCCAAAGTCGTAAGACTTTGTAGCCACGAGAGGTTAACGATTCATCAATACGAATATCTCTTGCGGCAATGTCAGAACGCCGGTGCCAATAGTCACCATCACACTCAATAACTAGCGTTCCAATCAGAAAATCGACTTGATGATACCCGTTATCTATGCTCAGAACTGTATGTTTCTCAAACGTAATATTGTTTTCCACAAGAACAGCTTCAATCGCTCGCTCAATACTGCTATCTTTTCGTGGAAAAATTTGCTTAGAACGACGTTCCTTAGCCAACTGTTTAAACGCACGAGTATTTGTGCCTTTTCTTATTTTCTCTCGTAAACTTTGGCTTATGTAACCTCGTTCTTTTCGTGTTCGAGCCATAGATAAAATATTCGCTTGCACAATCGGATTAGAAATTGTTAGACCTTTGTTCCAGGGTATTGAACCTTTTGGTGGGCCAGTTTTGATTCCTTTCAAACCGGCTTGCCATGCGTGGCGCTTGCCAGAAGCATACTGCTGTTTAAGTGTTTCGCTTTGCTTTCTGCAAGAGCTTTTATCGCGTCTTACACCCGTTATAAAACGGCCTAACGAATCTCTCTTCATCGCTTAATCTTTCCTCGGTATTGTCCTCGTGATATTCTTACTACCTATCAGAATAGTCTATCATAAAAGTAGAGAATGTCAAGTAGGAGTTCCACCGATTTAGTCAAGTTTTAGAAGAGCAGGTTTGTTTACTCTTCGGCTAACGCAACCTGAATCATCTTCAACTGAATCTGCGTTTTCTTCACGTCGGCATACGTCTGACCCGCCATGACATCGAACAAAGACACAGTTGCTAGATCACCTAGAGAAGCATACGGAACAGCCACACGTTCAAAGCTCGGCGTTCCTGAGTCGGGTAGGCCACCCTTCTCGAAGAAGTTCTTCGTCGGATCAGTTCCTAGAAACTTACCGTTCGCGGTCGTAGTCGCCTTGACACGGTAAAACGCATGAGCCTTGCCTGACCCCGGAATACGCGCAAGGCGGTTCCGAAGCGGGGCCGTCGTCGGTGTGGCAATCGTCAACACAGCCGATAGGTCTTCACGCACTAGACTGAGTCCGGTCACTGGATCAGTCGCTACGCTCTTCTTAATGTTGAGCATAGCGGCATCAATTTCAGCAGCCGTAAGCATAGCTTATTAATTCTCCTTTAGAACTATTTTATGGTCGTACTTAGATTTTCTCAATATCCTGGTCGGGTTCTGCCACCATACGGTCCATCGACTTGCTCACGTAGGCGTTAGCTTTCGCTTGCAATTCCGGCGGCAAACTCTGCCCAGGATGCTTCGTCATCCACAATTTACACTCGTCGAAATCCTTTTGAAGCGTATCGTCGGCTTTCGCAACATTATCCCCGGCTTTCTTGACCGGAGCGTATTTGCGCGGAAGTGGCTCTGTCTTCAGAGTCTCGACAGATTTCTTCAAGGACTCCACTACTTGCGTCAGATCGGCAATCTTCTTGAGATTGTCGGCCTGTGCTGATTTTTCTGCAACCTTCTCGGTTGCCTTCGTGGTTTCAACAACCTTCTCAGTCTTACTAACTTTCTTCGCTGCTTGTTCAGCCGCTTCTTCCTCTTCGGTTTCAGTAGCTTCCTCTTCAGCAGAACCTTCAACAGCTTTCTTCGCTTTCTTTACAGCAGCTTTCTTAGCATCTGCGTCTTCGGTCATTTCTTCGTCTTTGTTCTCGGTAGATTCTTCATCGTCCGAACCTTCGGCAGCTTTCGTAACCGCAGCCGTAACGGTCTTGCCGTCTTGAAGATCGTCCTTATCGGAAAGCTCACCATCTTTCTTCACTGTCTTCATCGCGGCGTACGCCTTCGCCAATTCGTCAATCGTCTTGCAGAGAGCATCAATCTGACTCGATACTTGCTTCGCAAATTCCTCATTTAGCGCCATATCGTCAACATCTCCTTCTGTAGCTTTTTCCATTGTTTGTTTCTTGCACAGCTTGCACTCGTCGTTCTTGTGTGATGCCCCTAACACACTTTTCGCCTTTTCGTGAACCTGCTCTCGTTCATTATCTGAAAGAGGAAAGTCAACGATTTTCTTGAGAACGGTTTGAGCATGAACTTTATCGGGCATAGGTAACAACCGTTCCTTGACTTGTTTACCTTCAGATGATGTATACTTTCGGACAACTCCGAAATCATCGTCATCGAGCTTGTCTAGTTCGTCAGTCGTTCGTGCTTTCTTCGCCAAGGCGTCCGCCTTATCTCGCAAATATCGAATTTCGGCTTCGAGCATCGAATCGGTGTCAGTGATAATGACTTTGCGAATATCCTCAACCGATTCAGTTTGATAGAGCATTCCATCGGAAGCTCGCTTGACCAACGATACGGTTGCATCAGGATTGGCGGGGTTGTCGACCAATGAAAGCTCGTTGAGTTGATATTTCGTAATCCGCGTCACCATTTTCTGTTCGTTAGAATCGGCGTCTTTGATAATTTGAGTGGCTTTATCAATCGTGCGCCCGCCAATGCTAAAACCGGTCAGGATACCCTCTTTAAGCTTGGTCCACGTATCTTCAGCCCCCTTAGAGATGTATGCCTTCACACGAATAGTTTTGCTGTCATCATCGGGGACAACCTCAACCGCCTTCCCGACCGCTTTAGGCTCATGCATCTCTCGGATGGCTCCGCCCCAATCGGCAAATGCCGATTTGGATGCATTGTAGTCCACGATCTCCGACTGTTTATCCAGAGTTTCGGTTGTCGCAACTCCTTCGACCGTTCTTCGTTCTTTATCAATCTTTGAAATCGGAAGAAAAAATCTAATATCTGCCATCTTTTAGTCTAGTAGCCTCCTGCTCCGTTTTGTGCGGACAAATTCCCGCGTTCAAGTATTTACCAGGATTACAATTAAAACAAAGTGTCTGAAGTTCAATAGGATAATTATTCCGTATTAACCAGAGATAAAAAGCGGAGCCACTAGGCACTCCGGCTTGTTTTCTTTGCTTAGAGCCGTCATTATTTACATGATCGATAGTTAAAAATTTTTCGCGTGTTTCACCACAACAGCAGCAAAATCGTCCGTAATGACCGAGAACTATTTCTCGTGCCTTTCTTGATCGATCTCTCATGTACTTACGATTTGGTTCTGGATTTTCTTGGTATCGATTCTTTTTCCATGCTCGGTAACAAGGCTTACAATAGCTGCTGTTAGTGCCATAGAAATCAGAAATTGGTTTACTCTTTTGACACCTCGAACATCTCTTAGATCGCAAATCGTCGTTCATTAGAATCTCACTGTGAAATACGCCATCAGCGCGGGTTTTTGATCTTCAAGATCGGCTCCTGCCGCCAAGCCAATAGCTGAATTATGAATGTGTAGTTGACTGATATCCAAATCGTATGAGAGGCCCGCGCCAATAAAAGGGATGGCTAGAATCGCATCAAGATTGACATGGTAGGCATGAGCAATTTCGAGTGCTACGCCCGCAGCAGGATGCCCGCTAGACGTAATTCCAACCAACGCCTTTGGCCGCAGCATAATGCCATACGGCTTGAGTTCCTTGACATTTTGCGTGTTAACTTTTTTCCCGTCGAAACTGAGTTGGTGGTTGTCAATTACCAATGTGTGTTTTGCGCCCGTTTTATCAACAACTTGAATAGTGAAGTTATCTAGGTCGACCGTAACCGGGACGTGTTGACGACCCTTGTAGTAGGAGTAACCTACCAAAAGCAACAACACCAATACGGATACGCGCATACCGTGTGATAGCGCTTTTGCCCAAGCCGTAAAATCCAGCGGGTCAAATCCTCGAAGAAATTTTTTTGTGTCAAAATTTTCACTCATTTGTATCTCTCGCCGTCTGGTGAAACACTACTCTAAGGAGAGTTTTTAGGCTCGTCCTTAGAGTAGCTATTCTGAAACTACGCGCTGGTCACAGTCTCCCAACCATCGTCAACACGCACCTGAACCTTGTGATCGGACGTGTTGTAGATCAATGTCCCTTCCTCAACCTCGGTCATTGCATCCCGCTCGGTCGTGGTCAAGAGCGGTAGACGTAGGCCGGCAGCAATCGGATTGCCGTCATTATCTGTCTTCGGAGCCATGCGAAATACACCCGTCCAGGCATGATCCGGTGAATTGTTCAGGGCCATCTTCTATATCCTCCATACTACGAAATTGAGTAGACTAACCTTGTTTCAATATTACAAGAGCTACTCAACCTTACTTACACTTTTCGTGCCATTTGGAGCCGCAAACCGAACAAGGCTTGCCCATGAAATACACCTTATCGCTCGCTTTAGAGTCTTCCGAGAATCGAGTGATGGTCGGGTCAATGCTGCCCATTGCCTTCGAGCCGTCGTCATACTCGGCAACAAAGGTTGTTTCTCCGGTACGATCTAAGCGTTTTGGTGTAAGTTTTCTAGCCATTTGGCTGCTTGGAATACTTGAAGTCCATCGCGTATTTTACATCGCCAATTTTCGAGTAGAAATCTGTTGCTTTCGACGCTTCTTTCATCTCTGAAATCAATGCGTATTCAGAAGGGCGCTTGTCTTGGTATCGTAGTTCCGCGATGCCGTTGTGAACAACAATCACAGATTCTTGATCGAGTTCCTTGGGATTCAGCGCCAGGTTCACAATGTTATTCAGCGAGCGTTCACTTTTGGGCGTGGCGAGATAGCTGCGTTCATGCACTCCATAATGGCCCCATTGGTGGACAATATCGCTTGCCTCGTTTTGTAAATACCGCTTGAGCCGGCACTCCGGCTATCATTTTCGGTATCACGGATATTTGATTTACTGGCGGAGAGAATAACTTTGGTGCCTTGACCAAGATAAGACTTGATACCCTCGAATGTCCGTAATTTTTCGGGTGTCTCGGTCTCTGGCTTATCTGATCCGATGTCGGGTTTGTTGCTTCGGTAGTGTAATTCAGCAACGAATTCCAATTCTTTAACCGTTGATTTCTCAGCCAGAAGGCTTACTTGTGTTTTGTGTTGTTCATATAGACCAACCCTTTTTCCCCCGTAGAGTGGCCTAATTTCGTAGGTTTTATCGCCAACAGTTATTGTACCGCCTACTGGTTTTCCAGCAGAGGTTCTTGCCGTAATTTCTGTATGAGATTTTTCCGCGTTTGTTGTATCTCCGCTACCGGAGCCGCCAACTTCACCGGGGCGTCCTTTATGTCCAAAGTGTCCTGAGCCAGGGCCGCCTTTTCTACGCTCTCCACAGATTCGATAGGAACTAAAGAATAAATGCGGATACCATTAGCAAATGTATAATCATAAAACTTAGGAGTATTAGAACTATCTATGGCTTTTTTAATATACTCACGACTCTTAAATACTCGGTCTTTCAGCAGGCCATAAAGTTTTGGCGCAGACATTTTTAGGTCTGAACCATTTTGGATATAGGCTCGATAAACCCCTGCGAGGGCTTCTTCTAT